TTCATTGATAATTATTGTAGAATAACTCATCCTCAAAGAGGCTTAATCCCTTTCAAATTATATGATTATCAAAAAAACTTGATAGAAGATTTTCAAGATAACCGCTTCAACGTTATTTTAAAAGCTAGGCAATTAGGGATATCTACAGTATCAGCAGCTTATATTGTTTGGCTAATGATGTTCCACCGCGAGAAGAATGTCCTTGTTATTGCAACAAAATTTAGTACAGCTTCGAATTTAGTAAAGAAAGTCAAGTCTATTTTAAAAAACCTGCCAGAATGGATGCAGATTGCAACAGTAGAAATAGATAATAGAACCTCATTCCAGCTCAGTAACGGCTCACAAATCAAGGCTGCAGCTACTTCAGGCGATGCCGGTCGTTCTGAGGCATTATCTCTTTTGGTCATTGACGAGGCGGCTCACGTTGACGGGCTAGCTGAATTGTGGATGGGGCTTTATCCTACTTTGTCTACAGGTGGTCGTTGTATTGCTTTGTCAACCCCAAACGGTGTTGGAAATTGGTTTCACAAAACATATGTTGAAGCAGACCAAGGATCAAATGATTTTCATCCTACTGTTTTGCCATGGGATGTACATCCTGAACGTGATGAGACTTGGTTTAAAAAAGAAACTAGAAACATGTCCAGAAGAGAGATAGCACAAGAATTAGAGTGCAACTTTAACATGTCTGGTGAAACAGTATTTCACAGCGAAGATATTGCTAGGATTAGTGAGCAGGTCTGCCAACCAAAACACAAAACAGGATTTGATAGAAATTACTGGATCTGGGAAGAGGCAATTCCAGGGGAGCAGTATTTGTTGTCCGCTGATGTCGCCCGTGGCGATGGTAAGGATTACTCTGTTTTTCATGTCTTTAAACTAGCGACAATGGAGATAGTTGCAGAATATCAAGGAAGATTAACACCGGATATATTTTCTCAATTATTGTTTGATGCTGGTAAGGAATATAATTCTTCAATGTTGGTTGTAGAGAACAATTCAGTTGGCTTTGCAGTTTTAAATAAATTAATTGAAATGAATTATCCAAACTTGTATCACTCGATAAAATCAACTCATGAATATGTTGATTCTTATGCAGCTGAAACTATGTCTAATTCTGTTGCAGGTTTTACGACATCACAAAAAACCAGACCGTTAATAATTGCGAAGTTAGAGGAATTCATTAGGAATAAACTAATTACAATAACTTCAACACGAATGTTAAATGAAATGAGGACCTTTGTGTGGAATCACGGTAGAGCAGAAGCAATGAGATCTTACAACGATGATTTAGTGATGGCGTGTGCTGTTGGCTGTTGGGTCAGAGATACTGCTTTGGTTGCAAACCAGAGAAATGTGGAATATAATAAAGTATTTTTGGATTCTATGGTAAAATCAAGTACAACTATCCACACAACAATTCCAGGTATGGTTGGTCACGAAAATATAGCTAAGAAAAAAAGGGAAGCCGAGAAAACAGCGATAGAATATTCATGGCTTTTTAAGGGTTAAAAATGGCAGAACAAACAAAAAATCCAAAAAATTCAGAAAACTTACTTTTCAAGAGATTAACTAGACTACTTTCTGGTCCTCTTGTAAATTATCGAACTCAAACTGGTAGAAGACTTAGGAGAATTGATTTAGATAATTTTGCTTCTAGATTTAAATCTGCTAGCGGCAAACAATTCAAGAAAATGGCTTACGACCCGTTCAGCAACTTGCAAACAAATGTTATGCAAGGAATGCAAAGAACAGAGAGATATGTCGACTTCGATCAGATGGAATATACTCCTGAAATCGCCTCTGCTCTTGATATCTATGCTGACGAAATGACAACAAGCAGCAATCTCAATCCTTTGATGAATATTCATTGCCCCAATGAAGAAATCAAGAGTATTCTGCACACATTATATTACGATATTATGAATGTTGAGTTTAATCTTTTTGGATGGTCTCGTACAATGTGTAAATATGGTGACTTCTTTTTATACTTGGATATGGATGAAGACAGAGGAATTCAAAACGTTATTGGGTTGCCTTCGACAGAATTAGA